CTATAAAAGACTTAAAAGCAGGGCAGCAGTAGAAGACGTAGATACGGATAAGACTATTACTAACGAACTACTATCCTCAGATACGCACCTTCTTGAAGAGAACACCTTTATTGACCTTTTTATCAAGAGAATAGACGAAGATTTATTAGAGATCTTTCCGAAACCGCAAGAAGCTAGGGTCGGTGACGCTATTCTGGAACTATTCAAACGTAGAGAAAATATCGATATCTTTAATAAGAAAGCACTTTTTATCTACATAAAAGAAATCACCGACGCACCGACTCCTGTCATAACCAAAGTGATAAAGACTTTAAAAGAGGTGTATAAAGAGATGCTTAACGATTATCTGGAAAAAGGAAGTAAAATCGACATTTTCTCACGCTAGCTATTTATTTAAAATAGTCTTATGAGTCTCGATTTTGAAATCTACGATGGTAAGAAGTATTCCGATCTACTAAAAGATATCGTAAAGAATCATAAATCTAAGCAAAGCCAGATAAAAGTATTAACTGACCAGTTGGTTGATATGGTTAGTGAACCAGGAGATGCCGTTATGGTAGTACCCTTGATTAAAGGTTATTTAGATTCTGATATAAAGAACGATGAATCACTAGTTAAACTAGCTCAGATTCTCCAGAAAGCTAATCAAACATCGGAAGGTGCAGACGGAGGGTTTAGTGAGAAAGATCTAGAATTATTATTTAGCGATATACAGAAAAGTACAGCACCTTTAAAGGATGAAGAACTAAAACAATTGCCTAACAGCCTATAGTATGTCAGTTTTAAATCAATCATTAGAAGGCTTTTTTGGTAGTAACCTCGGTAATATTGGAGCTGGAAAGCAAGCCCAGGAACTTATCGCCAGGGTTACACATATCGTTCGAGGACCTTTATTACCCGGTACTAATATTCCAGATAGATATTATACAGATCCCACCAGTCTAGGAGACATAACTTTTCAATTATTATCCGATACTCAAAGCGATTCTCTAGCTAGCGGTAATCAAACTGCTAAACCAATTCATTCAGGATTTAAACAATATCCTTTAGAAGGTGAGATAGTATTTTTAATTGCTGGACCTAGTATTGGAATGAATGAATCTAGAGAACAGAGATCCTTCTTCTACTTACCTCCTTATAACCTATGGAATGCAAGTCATCATAATGCTTTTCCTGATCTAGGAGATTATAGTGCTTTTGTAGGGTCAATTCAACGAACTTACGAACAGAGCGAACAAGCAGGGCAACCAGTTAATACTTCAGCTACCGGTTCTTTAACCTTCCCTCTCGGTCCTAATTTTATAGAAAAGCCAAATATAAAATCACTAAGACAGTTTACAGGAGATGTAACACTAGAAGGCAGGTGGGGCAATTCAATCAGACTTAGTTCCACAACCTTAAGTCTTACAAGAGAGAACCCGTGGTCTTCAGACAGTGAACCTGGTAATCCTATTACTATAATAAGAAATGGTCAAGGAAGAACAGTAGATTCTCTCGGATGGATACCTACTGTTGAGGATATAAATACGGATCCTTCTTCTATATACTTAACGCAAGGACAAAAGATAGTAATAGACGATATAAATAAGAACTTTAGTTTAGCTAGTTTACAAGTAGGATTACAAACTACAAAGACTGCTGTTACACCAATACAGCAGCAATTAACTAGTACCGATACTACATCTGCACAAGAACAAGATAATTTTACTTATAGAGGGACTGAAACTACTACGCCAAGCGTGATAAATCAAAATACAGAAGTACCAGCAGAGGGTACACCTGCTACGCAACAGACATTAACAGTAGTTGGAGATGTACAGGATTTAAGTATTATAGACGGCACTTACGTGGTATCATTAAGGACTGTCGATAATGTAGGTAATATTATAAATTCCGCAAGCTCGGTTAAAAATACAGCAGAAGCAGCTTATGATTCTGCATCACGAGAGCTTAGAGCAAAAAATACTAACATACAGTTAGTCATTCCATTACTTTCAAGTTTATCTAATTAAAAATGTTTACACCGCAATTTCCATATTTAGGTAATCAAGTACTTATAAGCTCAGGGAGGGTAGTACATCACTCTTATGATGATTTTATATTTTTATTTGGTAAGAAAGGTGTTGCTGTTTCTTCTCCCGCTACCTTTACTGTTGACGCTAATGAAAGAACTATAATCGCTTCACCAAAAATAGAGCTAGGTTATCAAGCAGAGAAGGATGGAGAACCTATTCTACTCGGTAGAAGTACTACCGTACAATTAGGTCTTTTAATTGATGCTATTAAGAATATGAGTGATGCGCTCAACAAGCTAACATCTGAAACTCCTGAAACTGCAATACCTGGTATTGTACAGACTACAACAGTATTAAGTCAAATTGCATTAGCAGTAAAAGCACAATTAAGGAGTCCAACTTGTTTATCCACTAACACTTTTACAAAATAGATGGCAGAGAGTAAAGTAGCAAGACCGTTAGAAAATCTAGTTAACAGTGTAGGTAGACTAGTAGGCAACCTTCAAGTAGGTGTCAATAAGATATTGTGGGGTCGAGCGAATACACAACCTGCAACTTCTGTACGATACGGACCTACTCCAGATTCAAATGGACAGAATGTTCTTTCTTATTCTTCACAAATACCGCCTACACCTGAACGTGCACTTGAAGGAAGAAAATTTAAAAAGTTTGCAGAGTCCGGTCTTTTCAATATAATGGACGCTATCAATGCAGTAGACCTTTGTGAAATACTTAACTACGCCTATGATAATATAAACATAAAAAAGAAACCGCGTAAACAAAATCCACAGGGAATTGAAAAGACATTCTACGCTATTCAAGATGCAGCTGGATTTGTTGTTAAGCAAATCGATAAGTATACGGCCTATCCTAATGTCTTTATTGGATCGTATCTCGGGGTAGGAGACAATGCAATACCTCCTGTTATAGCTGCAGAAGATACAGGCGCACCGATACAGGGAGGAACTCAGGTAAAAAAATATAATACATTCTTTTTAATGCAAGCCATTAAAGAGACTTTAGCTTTTGGATCACAACCCAACTCATTAATAACGCCGGAAGAAGTATGGTTATTATCTTCAATACCTGGCCTTGCTAGTAAAATAAATTTTATAAAAGATTTTAACGGTCTTATAGATCAGTATACAGACTATACTCAAATACCTGATGAGAGACTTCAGTATATTATAAATAAAATTAACGAAGTGAGATTTGCATGTACTGCTATTCAATCGTTATCTTTTAAAGATCCACGAGCCTTAATAAATGCCGCTGCTAACTACTTAGGAGTAGATATTAGAAGTCAAATACAAAAGCTTGGAGAATTTGTAAAGGTTACTGAAATTATACCGACCTTAAAACAAATAAACAGCGCTTTACAGGCTTTCATTCGAGTATGTAGACAAGTACAAGGTATTATTAATCTAGGTCAATTCTTTATAAAAATAGCTATACTTTTCTATAAAATATTTAAGTTTATCTTTTTGTTTTTCGGACTCATACCTATACCCAGTATGTTCCTTACTGCAGGCGCACAGACCAAATTACAAGACGCCAAAAATGCTGCTAAATCCGAAACTGACGGTGTAATGCGAATCTTAAGAGGTATTAATGCCCTACTATCGGTTGTTGTAATTTTTGTAGAGTATCTATTAGTAAATACCGTAGAACTTCTTGCTAGAATGGAGATACTATTAAGCAAAATACGTACTTGCGATACTTTAAAAGACTCAGATATACTGTTTGAATTAGAGAAGACCAATACAGAATTAATTGCCGTAAAAGAACAATTAGAGACGTACATAATTAATGTTAGATCAAAAACGAGTCCTGATTCTGCTGAATTTGGAAAATATCAAATTAGAGTCGTTGATGAACAAGTAGTTGAGAACGCAGTAACTAATAGACGTAGAAGAGGTATAGCTCTAGACGCAAACGGAGCAATTGTAACTCAATCCGACCTTACTTTCGCTACAAACACTACTGTAATCATTGAGGAAGTAAAACAGAAATTAGTTGCTCTAGGTCTAGTACAGCCGTCCATTCCTAGATTAGATGCCGAGAGTCTCGCTATTATATCCGAGTCTTTAGGTTATTTAGATAACAACGATGTGTTAGATGATAACTTAAATGTTACAGACGAAGCATCTCTGGACGGTTTGACCGAAGGAGAAGAGGGAATCGGACTACAATCATTTATTAATAACTTAAAAGGAGGTAGGAAACTAAGACGTGCAGTTAGATCTAAGCTTGCAGCAAATCAAACTCAGTTTAGAACTCAAATAGCACGAGAAAAACAAACTGCCGAGACTAGTATAAATAATACTATCAATCCTAAAAAAGGGTAAACAAAATATTTATAACATATGGCAAAACTAGACGCACTTAGAAAAATTATAAGAGAAGAAGTTCGAGCGGTTTTCCAAGAAGAACTTGCCGGAATTCTCAAAGAAGCTGTTATTGCAAACAGAGGACAGCAGACTATTGTAGAAGCTACAAAACCAAAGCCTGCATCTGTACCTGGTACTTTAAATAGAGCAGCACCTACGTTCATACCTCCTTCTTTCGGAGCTGGAAATCCATTGAATAATATACTTGCAGAAACAGCTATGTCTATGAATAACAATGATTTAGCAGCATTTGGAGGACAAGGAATAGAAAGAGAGGTTCAGACTGTTGAATCAGTAGACCAAATGTTTTCATCTGCTAGAAAGAGTTCAAACCTAGAGGCAATAGAAATTAACGCCGTACCTGATTTTTCAGGAATGATGGCTAAAATGGGTATATAGGAATGGCGTACAACCTTGGAAATATAAATACTCTTGACCGTAGACCTTCTATAGGTATTGGAGTTGCATTGCCTTTTAATGCACCAGGAGTATTTAGAACAGTATACACTACCAAGGAGCAACTAAAGTATAATATTATAAATTTTCTATTAACTAATAAGCGAGAGAGAATTTTTAATGCTAATTTTGGGGCTAATATAAGAGCTAAGTTATTTGAACAACTTACACTCGATATAGAAGATGAACTAGATTCTATAATTAGGACAGGGATAGCGCAATACTTTCCGAACGTAGTTATCGTTAGTTTAAATTTCGAAACCGATCCGGATAGAAACAGTTTAAAAATTCAGTTTTCATACCGTATAAACAATACAGGTGAATCAGATAATATTATAATAGGTTTAAATGGCTAACAAGAATCTAACATACTTAAATAAAGACTTTCCTACGTTTAAGAACGCGTTAATAGAGTACGCAAAGACCTATTACCCGGAAACGTACAACGACTTCTCTACCTCCTCTCCTGGTACTATGTTCATTGACATGGCCGCATATGTAGGAGATATTTTATCTTTTTACTTAGATAACCAGATTCAAGAGAATTTTTTAGAGTATGCAAAGCAAACTAATAACCTATATGCCCTAGCCTATATGCTCGGCTATAGACCGAAAGTAACTTCTGCAGGAGCAGTAACCCTGGACGTATATCAACAAATACCAGCAACAGGTATTAACTACGACCCTGATTTTAATTACGCTATGATAGTAGAAGCAGGTCTACAGGTTAGAGGAAACACTCCTGGAGCTACTTTTTACTACTGTCCTAATAGAGTAAATTTTAACCTTTCTTCTTCTATCGACCCTACTGAGATTAGTGTTTATACTACCTCTGGAGGAAATCCTGATACCTATCTTTTAAAGAAATCAACGACAGCTATTTCAGGAGAAGTAAAAACAACTACTTTAAATTTTGGAGTAGGAGAAAGATTTTCGATAAGGACTATTCAAGATACTAATATTATCGAGATACTAAGTGTGTATGATGAAGTAACAGGGGATAGATGGTATGAAGTACCTTACCTTGCACAAGATTATATTTTAAATCCTGTAGCTAATACAGCTCTTGCATATCCGGAATTATATCAAGAAGCCAATCAAGTACCCTATATCTTAGAGAGACTTCCAGTACCTAGAAGATTCGTTTCTAGATTCACTACTAGAGATACTTTACAATTAGAATTCGGTGCAGGTATACAATCTATTTCTGGATCTATACCTGATCCTTTTAATGTAGGTATCGGTACTGTCAACGGAATGGATATGCTGAATACAGCTTTTGATCCAACGAACTTTGTAACTAATAACTCATATGGTATTGCACCTAACAATACAAACCTAGTTGTACAGTACCTAGTAGGTGGTGGTGCAAGTGCTAACGTAGGCGTTAACACCCTGACTCAGATCGCAAATTCTAATACAACTTTCCCTAATACTACTAACCCTGTTATAGCCTCCCAAATACAAACTACTCTAGCTACTAACAATAGCGTTCAAGCTGTAGGCGGAGGAGATGGAGATACACCTGAAGCTATCAAGCTAAATACCCTAGCACAGTACCCTTCACAGATGCGTGCAGTAACTCAGCAAGACTACTTAGGTACTTTACTCGGAATGCCTCCTAAGTTCGGACAAGTAGCTAAAGCATATGTAACTAAAGATGCAGCTACATTTGCACAGTATCTAGTAGGTCAGCCTGGAGAAAGAGATCCTCTTGCAACCTCTATCTACTTATTGACTTACGATACCGGTGGAGAATTTACAGTACCAGGTCCTGCTCTTTTAAAGAACGTACAAACATACTTAGCTCAGTATAGAATGCTAACCGATACTATACTTCTAAAGAACGCTTACATTATTAACATAAAAGTTAATTTTGATATTGTTATTAGACCTAACTATACTTCAAGAGATGTTCTTGCAGGATGTTTAACTTTGCTCAAAAACTATTTCTCAAGAGAAAGATGGCAAATAAATCAACCTATTATTCTTTCTGAGATCTATACTCTATTAGATCAAGTAGCAGGTGTACAGACAGTTCAAAAAGTAGAAATAGTAAACACATCTGGAACTAGTAACGGTTATTCTCAATATAGTTATGACATATCAGCAGCAACATTAAACGGAATTATTTATCCTTCTTTAGATCCAAGTATCTTTGAAGTTAAATACCCAGATGTTGATATTCAAGGACGTGTAGTAACAATGTAATAAAATGGCAGTATATCAAGCTTTCGCATCAGCAGACGCAACAATTTATTCTAGGTATGCATCAAAAAATACCGGGAGAGATCAAGTATTGGAAGTATCTGCTAAAAACTCACAAGACGGTACTAGGTTTTTATTTAGAAACCCTTTGACCGAAAATCCATATTATACTTACGATCTAGCCGCCAATGACAACTATTCTTCAACAGATGCTTTCTTTCCTGAAAAAGACGTTAGAAGGGCTTTAATTCAATTTTCACCTGCTGAGATAGCCAAATTACAGACTTTTGCTTCACAGTCTATAAGTGGTTCTTGGCAAGCAAATTTGAGACTGTATTTAGCTACTGCACAGAATTTAAGTACGACATATTCCTTACAAGCTTTTCCTTTATCTCAATCCTGGGAGATGGGGACCGGAACTTATGCACAAGTACCTGAATCTAGGAACGGCGTTAGCTGGACCTATACAGGACCTTACCAAAACTCTCCTGCATGGACAGCAACAGGTAGTAGCTTTATTACAAATACTTCTGGAAGCCAGTTTTTCGATTACATGTCTAACAAAGACATTAATATGAACGTATCAGCCATTGTTAACCGTTGGTTCTCTGGTTCAATCCCTAATTACGGTATACTTGTTAAGCATCCAAATTCTATTGAGGAAAACACGGCATCCTTTGTTGACCTTAAGTTCTTCTCAATAGATACTCACACTATCTACCCTCCTACATTGCAATTCATGTGGGACGACGCTTATTATTATCCTCAAGGTACTAATTACGTTTTAAACGATCAAATTACTATTGTTCTAGCCAACAATCTAGGACAGTTTAAGCAGAATCAAGTCTATAAGATGAGGACTGCCGTTAGATATACATACCCTCCAAGAACTTTCTCTACCTCTTCTGCTTATTTACAGCAATTATATCTCCCAGAAAACAGTTACTGGGCGTTACAGGATATAAAGACTGAAGAAATGATAATTGATTTTGATACTAGATTTACAAAATTAAGTGCCGACAGTATAGGAAATTATTTTACTTTATATACTTCCGGGTTGGAAGTTAACAGATTTTATCGTATACTAATAAAGACGAACATTTATTCAACGACCTACGGACCACTCTCTGTATACGATAGTGAACAGTCGATCTATAACGCACTATCTTTATACGGAACAGATGATCTTAGATTGCTTCCAGCAGAAGAAGTAATTTATACAGGACAAAATTTAATGTTTAAAATAATAGAATAATGGCACAACAAAAAGTTCAGCTGGTTAAAGAGGGTTATGGACGTGTTACTTATTCTAAAGTGATAGACACTAACTTTACAGAACTGTATACTCCCCCGCCGAGCGGTTCTGTTGAACCTGAATTAACAGTAGAAGACTTTTTTGATTTATATAATAGTTTATTTTTTCAAATCCCTGCTACTGGAGAGATAAATTCCCATGAATATCTTGTAGCAAGAAGTACAGAGTACTTAGGAGGCGGAGTATTGACAGACAATGAAAAAGCTTACATTGAAGAAATTAACTCTCTTCGTCAGCAGTTGCTCGAAGCAAATACCAACTTCCTAAACCTGAATAATATAGTGTAATGGAAACAGTAAAAGTAGTCTATACAGGTCAAGGAGAACAGTTTCAAGCCTACTCCCCGCAAGATACAGCACTCATAAGTACTGTTCCGATAAGCGGTCTTTTTAACTCTCAAGGAGATTATATTGAGTGCTATATCAAGGATTTATCAGGAGAGGTTTTAGATGTTAACTATAATGTTACAGACTATACTATTGGATCTGTCATTAATCCAGATAACGGTACCACTACAGAACTTTACTTAGACCCTAGAAGAGATGCTGGACTTTTAGGATATACGAGAGGTGTATTTGATGTTAAGTATAATTTCTTTAGAACACATTTAGCATCTTCACCGCTTGCCTCTACTACGTTCTGGATAAAGGAAGTATCTACTTCTAGAACAGAAATTAAAGCAGCTAGACAAGACTTATCCAATGCTGCTTTATTAGATGCTTTTGGAACTTTTAACGCTGCTTTATCAGCTGACGCCTACTACCCCACCTTCTACCTTAACTTTGGTCAAGATATTCAAGTTATCGGAGTTAATGCTATATACGTAGAAGAGGACGGAATAGGTTATGTTATATTTAAACTATATGAACCTCTACCTGATTTCTTTGACGTTAAATCTACTTTCTGGGTAGTAACACAGGTGGCAAATCCAGTTCAGTATAACATAGCAATTGAGGTTACTCCGCCACCTTTAGTTGATTCTCAGAATATTAAAGGACCAAACTTTAAGGTAAAAATTAACGATTCAGCAGGTCAAACAACACCTTATTATAATTACGCTTCATTACTAAGCACTTCAGTTTCTTCTTCCTATCAGCAATTGCAATCCTTAATGGCTGAAAAAGGAATTCAAATAAATACTGATTATAGTAATTTCGAAAACTTTATACATTTTTCTTCTGCTACTGAAAGACTTTACAATTTTACTTATAAGCTAGCACAAATCGAATCTGCTTCTTTCGGTTTAACTCAAACCAATACTACACAAGCTAAGATCTCATTACAGAAACAGATTGATAGTATTATAACTAATTTTGACGGGTGGGAGTATTATCTGTATTTTACTTCTGAATCTACTGCCTGGCCTAAAAAAACAACTGATTCTCCTTACATACTCTATTCAGTATCTTCTTCTCAAGCATCAAATTGGTTAGGAAGCCCTAGTATAGTGCCTACTCCTACAACTATGAGTATGTACTGGTCTTCTTCTTATTATGATGACCTAAATAAAAACTGGTTACTTTATACTACACCGCAGTATATTTTAGATGACGATGCAAATGCTCCTTATCTAGCTTTCCTCAACATGATAGGTCAGCATTTCGATAATATCTGGATATATTATAAAGACGTAACAAATCGTTATGCTGCAAACAACAATCCGTTTGTAGGTATTTCAATGGATCAAGTATCTGAAGCTTTACAAAGTTTTGGTATACAATTATATACAAATACAAACATATCAGATAATCTTTATTATTCTATATTCGGTATAAATCAAACAGGTTCTAATCTACCAGTAACTTCAAGCGCTTACTCTACTACAGTTTATCAAAGTAGTAGCATTTTCCCTTTAGCAGGACAGAGTTATTTAACTGCGTCTTTATTCTTACCTCCGTTTGAAGAAGAAAAAATAAGAAGATATGTTTTAACTTTCCCTTCTGCCTCTTCTACACAAACCTCAAGCTTTGAAACTTTACCTGCCCAGCAATTAACTGACGAGGTTTATAAACGTATTTACCACAACCTACCTTACCTATTAAAGACAAGAGGTACAGAAAGAGGTGCAAGAGCTCTAGTTACCGCTTTTGGTATTCCTGAAAGTATTTTAACTACACACGAATACGGTGGCTATAATATCTACCAGGTAGCAGGTATTCAAGAAATAGATAATATTAAGATTGTAACAGGTAGCGTAGCTGAAATTTCTAGTAGTTTACTATCCCCTTTCGTTACGATTCAGTACTATAACAACGATTTAGATAAAAGCTCTATAACAGTTCAGACAGGATTCTCCCCTACTGATTCTATAAATGCTAGTATTACTTCATCAGGATACGTAACCTCATCTACACAGCCTGGCTACTTTAATATAATGCAACTTATAGGAGACCCTAATTTACAGTATTCAAGCTCCTATACTCCACTTGTAGACTTAAGTAATGTCTATTTTGACGCCGAATATACGAGCAGGTATAATGTTTGGGATTTTATTCGCATAATAAAATACTATAACAACTCTCTCTTTAAGATGCTAAGAGACTGGTATCCTGCAAGAGCTAGCGGGGATACAGGTATTGTCGTAAAGTCTCACATGCTTGAGAGAAACAAGTATCCGAGAAAAGAACCTACCGTTAGTACAAGTTCTTATGACGCTGATTATGATTTAGTGAGAGTAACAGGTTCTGATGGAGGTGCTGTACAGGGGAATACTTATTACGTTGAAGCTATACCTATTACATACCCTGTATTCCAGACCGGTTCTACTAGTGCTCCTTTATCTGGATCATTAGGTACTGTTTATTTGAGTTCATCTAACGACATACAGAAGTATACAGGAGAGTTTAGCGGCAGTTATATTAGTATTTCAGATAACTCTTTCTCGCAACTAGAGGTTTCTAGCTACTATTATCCATGGACTTCATCTGTACCGTATCCTACAGAGATTTTATTCTTGACTTATTCTGTAAGCCCGCTATTTCAAAACATATCTGGAGCTGTATTATCCCAGAGAGTATTGGATTTGGATTATAATTCAAGTCAGTTCGCTCCCGTAAACTACGGATTGATAACACAATCAATGAGTCAGAGTCTTGTAATTGGACCTGTAAGTCAGAGTATTCAACCCTACTCTCAATATGCCCAGTACCAAGACTTTAATCATATTTCTCGTCCGTATATAATACCGAGGTATAGCGGTTCTTATTTATCTGGTTTACGTTATAATGTATATTCTACTCAAAGTGCAACATATCCTGGAGATATTTCTTACGGACAGAGCCCTGTAATAGATTATGTTTCACGAAAAGTAGGTTTATTTACTCAAATAGTTACAAGTTCTTTCTTACCAAATAGAGTAAATGTATCTCTTCCATATCTAGCAGACGTTTCAGGAGGTTTATCTGAGTTAAACCAAAATAATAGAAACTGGGAAGATGTACAGAATATTTTTAAAGCCGGGACTACTGCAACTATTAAACAATTCGATAACAAAAAATATTCAAACCAAGTAAGTACAGACGGTGTAAAAAGTATTTATAGTAGTGGCTATAACTTCACACCTCAATTATACTTTAATACTGCATCTACGCCTCGTGACACAAAACTTTATTTTCAGTATACAGGAGATATTATACCTGCTTCTTTTGTAGGATACAACAGTCTTACACCATCTACAATAAGCGGATCAGGTACTATAAACTATCCGGTTGTCTTAGATAACGCTATACTAAGATCTGGTAATATCTATAATATTTTCGATGCAGAAGATCCGACTAGTACAGAATTCGCACCTGGTATACTAGGCGTATTTCCAAGTTACACTGCATCACAAGGAGCACAAAGAACATTTAGAGTGAATTTTGGGGTTAATTTTCAGTTTCAAGATCCAGAATTTTTCCCTATAGCAAGCGGGTCTTATTCTTTTGGAGCTTATTTAGAAGATACAACACTGATAGGGGAACTACAAACTGTAAACTTTACGTCAAGTTATACAGGTGCTGGAATTTCAACTGGATCATTCACTACTCAAAACCCGAATCCAACTGTTACTGGAACACCCTCTTTTATTACTCAACAGGGAAGATACAACGGGCCTTTTAATTGGAGAGACGGTACTGGCGGACCTGTACAAACTATCGGAAGTGAAAATTCTCAATTAACTGCGAGTGTATATTCCTACATAGAAGGAGGCTTAAGTAGGACCGGTGTATTGATTACAGCTATGACAGCAGATTTAGATTTTTATTTAAATAACTATATATCGGGCAATCCTAGTCTAATCTTAGGAAGGATAGATGGAGGAGGTCAACCTACTGCAATGATTAAGACTTTCACTGCAACTAAGACCTTTGACTATACAACACCACCTATAAGTTTAGGTCCGGATGATAAAGTAGTATTTAGATTTAGACAGACAGGAATGTCTACCTCTAATTTTACAAGCTCTCTAACAACTTCTACTGCAGCGAGCTCTTTAACTACTAATATAGTATCAGTAGGACAGGGAGGATATGCTTATGCAACTGCCAGTCTAGGTCCTTTCATTTCAGGTGCCGCTGATTTATCTACTTTTACTAGTGAGATTATATTAAGTGAAGACTTGACACAGTATTTAGGGTATCAATTCGTACCGTACTTTACTTCTGCTTCTATAATTTACAGTAGTAGTTTATATGAGAGATATGGAGATGTTAATGTATCGTTTAATCCGCAGTTAGGAGATAAACTAGTATTGACAGATATAAACGGAATAACACAAGAAGTAGACGTTTTGGAAGCTACAACAGTAGTTGATAAACTACATATTGTAGTAACTCCTCAACTCTTAGATAACTGGGTTTTAACTCCGAAAATTGTAAATCAATTACTTATTCTCAGAAGATATAAAGATGAGCAGAACGTGATTTTGACTTTCAACAAAACTCCAGGCGCAACTTCTTACGGGCTTCTATTACCAAATACTGTAAGCCCTCAGGTAATAGATAATATAAACACATTACAAGCCGCTGTACAATCTCAGCTCTTGTCTAACCAAGTAAATACCTCCACAAACCTGTAAACACTCAAATTTTTGTATAAACCAAATATTTATTAGAAGAAAAATAGTAAAAACATGGCATATTTAAGTAACACCTCGGTTGTTGTAGATGCGATTCTAACTGATACAGGAAGGCAGCTCTTAGCTCAAAACAATGGATCTTTCCAGATTACACAGTTTTCTTTATCAGACGATGAAGTAGACTACACTCTCTACAATCCAAATCATCCTTCCGGATCTGCATTTTATGGCGAAGCCATTGAGAACATGCCAATTATACAGGCTTTCCCTGAATCTGGAGAAATTATGAAGTATAAGCTTATCACTCTCCCAAGAGGAACAGCTAAACTTCCGGTTATTGCTATCCCACAACCTACAGTTGCTCTTAAGCAAGGACAATCTGCTACAATTACTCCACAAACATTGAACTATCTTGGAGCTACTTCTACTTTCGAGCAATCTGGATACGTAGCAACTATTGGAGACGTTAGAACTACTTCTGCTTTCAATGGCGTTGGTATTAATACATCGCAAGCTACTGCTCTAAATGCAACAGGTACTCAAACAATCGGAACTAACGTATCTAAGACGGTAATTGGTACATCAATTAACATTACTGCAACAACAGTAAATACTTTGTTTGGAAACAATACTACTCTCTATACTACATTAACAATTATTGGACGCGATTCAGGTGCAAGACTATTCGTTCCAGTTCAAATAACACAAGTAAAGCAATAAAATATGTCATTTACTAGATTAGGTCCATTAGATTTCGTAATTAGTTCGGATTCTATTACAGCTCCGGCTTGGAGTTCTAATGTACCGACTTTAACAACTTTTTTTACAGCCTCTTCTGTCGTGTCAAATGGTATTTCACAAGGAGCTTTTTATCTAAATGTTTATCAGACTCAAAGTACTGCAACAGGAGCTGCTGTGCAATTTGCAGTTGCATATGGTAACATTAAGGGATCTGGATCTCAGTGGTATAATCCACTGGTACCTGGAGTTTCTCCTTCATTAACTACCTACAGACAGTATGAAACTCTTGTATACGGTCCTGCACTTTCAGGCTCTGTTCAAGGGTTTAACTTTGGCGGTAAAGCTACAAGTGCACCAGATATCTTTGCTATCAACGTAGACAGAAATCGCTACAAAGAGAGTTTAATGCCTGGTACGTTTAACATTCAAATTTCAGGTAGCGGAGGAAAAATCCAACTTTGTGATGATAGTAATGATGTTACTACAGTAACTTACCTAGATTGTGGTAGGGTATTTAACCTAGTATCTGGTTCTTACGGTAATGCTGTTAACGGAAACGTTACTGATCAGATAGCTCCAGGCTATACTGCATCCGGTTCTTATGGATTCTATTTACCAGATATTGGAACTATTATTTTAAATGCTAGTGCCCTTGCATTAGGTGCACCTTTAGGGGGAGTTAGCCTTGAAGTAGATAGGCAAAACTATGGGGCTGGTAGCTATACTTTAAACGCTTCTGCTTCTTATACATCAACTAATAATACACTACTCTACCAAGCAATTTCTCGAAGTGCTTATTTTCAGTTAAGTTCAGAAGAAACTATTGCTTCAGATTACGTATTCGTAAGAGTAGGTAATGCAGATTATAATTATTCTTCAAACCCTACCTTCGTAACAGCATCAGGGGAAGTACTTTATCCGTCCATGGTTTATAGTCCACAAACTTATATTACAACCATTGGTTTGTATAATGATAATAGTGAACTACTTGCAGTAGCTAAAATGTCTAAAGCACTAGTAAAAGACTTTACAAAAGAAGCCTTAATTAGAGTAAAACTAGACTGGTAATAAAAAAGTAAATGAGTAGATCATCAAACAGTCTTAGAACATCTGATGTCATAACTACTCCGATCAAACTAAAATATACTTCTTCGTACGATTGTAGTACGCTTGAACAGTATGGAATAACGGTTTTGAACGGGGTCAATGGTCCTGTTACTATAACTGGATCAGTTTCTCAAGATACACTCAATTACTGGTCTGTAAGACATTTATTCTATTCGAATTATTTAACTGGATCTTATCCGGTTTCTGCCTCTAGTGCAGATAATTACTTACAATCTACCGCTGCTTCAGGTACTTTTGATGCCGATGTAAGGTATTTCCCTACACAGTCTAATGCTCGTGTAACAATACTTTCTGTACCTAGAGGAGTGTTTGGAGAGAGATTATCTAGACATGGATTCTCAATGTCTTCTTCAGCGTATTATTTAGTAGATGACGGAAACGGAAATATAGTAGATCAAGCTGCAGGAAATATACACGTAGGTAATATAATTTATCCGCAAGGAATGATTATATTCACCAATTCAGATTATTTAAATATTGTAGCCTGTCCTCCGGAAGGGTGCGATTTAAACGGTAATTGTACTTTTGCCGATACTACAACGACGACTAGTACTACTACTAGTACCACTACAGCACCACCTACGAGTACTACTTCTACTACAAGTACTTCAACCAGTACTACGACGGCTGCACCTACTACAACTACTTCTACCACAAGTACAACATCGACTACTACAACGGCTGCACCTACTACAACAACTACTACTTCTACTACAAGTACAACTTCTACCACTAGTACCACTAGTACTACTTCTACAACAACTAGTACAACATCAACTACTACTACAGAAGTACCTACATGTTCTGTTTACACAATAGATACTGAGGCTGTAGGTACAAGCTGGACCGGTAATGCATGTGAAGACAATTCTCCAACTAACGGAAACGTAGGTACTTTCAGTAGTGTAAATACACCTTGTGTTAGAGATAATTCATTCTCTTACGGACCTGGTACAGGAATTACTGTAACCCCTACACCATGTTAAACTAAAACTTAATTAATATAGAAAACTAGTAAATAAGAATGGCAAAAGGTGCTAAAATAACGTTAACAACAGCAGGTATTAATACCGGTCCTTTTAATCTGTATTCAGATGTAGACGGATATACTACTCCTTTTGCTACGAACGTACCGAAAGCTAGCCTAGTCGCAGGCTATAATACTTATGCTGTACCGGATGCTGCTACTATAATAAGAGTATTATCGGTTAACGGTATCTGCACAAACTATATAGACATAGCATATCCAACTATTACCAGTACAACTTCTACAACTAGTACTACTAGTACCTCAACTAGTACTTCGACTACAACAGCACCGCCAACTAGTACGACTTCTACTACTAGTACCTCAACTAGTACTTCGACTACAACAGCACCGCCAACTAGTACAACCACTAGTACAACAACAGAAGCACCTACAACTACAACAACTAGTACAAGTACTTCTACAACTACAGAGGCGCCGACTACAACGACTACTAGTACAACTACTAGTACAACAACAGAAGCACCAACTACAACAACTACTAGTACAACTACTAGTACAACAACAGAGGCACCAACTACAACAACTACTAGTACAAGTACTTCTACAACTACGGCTCCGCCGACTAGTACAACTACTAGTACAACTTCTACTACAAGCACGACTACAAGTACAACTACAGTACCTCCACTCGTTATCACTAACGGAAGTGTAACCTGTAACGGTAATACAGGCGATTTTACTTCTACTATGACAGGTGGGTCCGGAACTTATAATTTTGTAGCAATCGATACAAGTCAAGCTAACGTAGCTACTTTAATAGCAACTGGAACCTCTCCTTCTGGTCTTGGTAGTAGGGTTGCACCGAGCGGAGGTACTTCACATAATTGGACTGGTATTGCTAACGGTACCTGGTATACAGCAGTACAAGATTCTAATGGAATCAATTCTGTACAGAATGTTGGAGTATCAGTAGTTTGTAGTACAACAACAAGCACTACTACAACAACACTACCGCCAACATCAACTACTACTACCTCTACTTCTACTAGTACAACTACTGCAGCTCCTACTACGACAACAAGTACAACTACAACAACTACAACTGAATTTATAGCTTACAACTATTATACATTTACACCATGTTCAGGAGGAACTGGGGTAGATTATAGAAGTACTTTTGCATTAGGATTAGGAGAAGTGTATGCATTCCAAGCATCTCCTCCACAGAGAGCTTGCTATACTGTCACAGATATAAATGCTGCTCCAAATACTAATGATTTACCAACACTCTACGGTCCTAAGACAGATTGTAGTGATTCAGATTGTGTTCAAGTATAAAAACTAAAAAATAAATTGTTATGAAAAATTTACGTTACATTTGTGTTCAACCAAGACTGTTATATTATGCCTGGCAGGTAGAAGTTATGATTAATAATTTTATAGAGCAAGGTATTAATCCTAACAATATCGATATAGTGGTTGCGTGGAATCCCAACGATGATACGTCTACTCCTGAAAACAAAACCTTGTGGGATAGGCTAGCAGCACACTATAATACTGTTAGATTCTTTTTTTATCAAGATACTAGACAACAACCTATACGGTATATCTCTTCTATCAGACCTAATGCCTTAAAACAGCATTTTGCAGCGCATCCTGAACTAAAAGATGAAGTTATTTTTTATCATGATTGTGATATAGTCTTTACTAGACCCCCTGATTTTAGTAAATTTTTAGAAGATAGAATTTGGTATTTAAGTGATACAAATAGTTACCTTAATTACAATTATATTATTTCAAAAGGCGAAGATGTATATAATAAAATGTGCGAGATTGTAGAAATAGATTCCTTAATTCCAAAGTTAATGAATTCTAATTCAGGCGGCGCACAGTACATCTTAAAAAATATAGATGCAAATTTTTGGGAAAAAGTAGAAAGAGATTGCGAAACTTTATATTACGAAATAAATCAGCTTAACAGTAAGAAAAAAGAACAAGATCCTACACATCACGAACTTCAAATCTGGTGTGCTGACATGTGGGCCGTATTGTGGAACGGATGGCTATACGGTAATGAAACTAAAGTAGTACCTGAATTAGATTTTAGCTGGGGAACAGACCCTGTTGAGAAATGGGAGCAAACTTTAATTTATCACAATGCAGGTATTACGTGTTCTTGCGGTAGACAGTTTTATAAAGCCGCCTATATGAACGCATTACCTTACAATATTGTTCAGGAAGGCTATAAGAATACTACTTGCG